GATAATATCTTTAAACTTAAAATTTACTGACGATCGTTTTACGACGAGTGGAATTATTCCAGATAGCGTGATTCGGTGTTCCCTGGTGAGGCTTAAACTTGGGAGAGCACGTTTCCATCTGAGGTTTTTCAGAACCCCAATACACCTGAGGGTCGGAGCCTTGGGGAAAGTACGAGAAGGAAGGTTGGCACGAAGAGTCCTGTTTGGCTACATTCTTAGATTGAACGGGATTTGTCATAGTAAATTTGGCGGGAATGGGTGTTACACTTGCATACTGATCCATAGTATATTATTACTCAACATAATTTAAACTGAGTCTAATTTCATGAATTAGATCCGAGAAAAGATATCTTATATTATACTTGATTGTGTATAATTTCAACAATTACACTAGCAGATAACTTAGCCAAAAAAATAGCCCTGCGCTTCATATCAATCTGTCATTTCAAAGAATTGTAATCATCCTACAATACACATTTCTAATCCGAGTATTGACTCATATAATGTCATTTCTCACATAGTAACCGAATTAACCATTTCTGTTTATCACGATTTATCCACTTGATGAAGGGTTGTGATCACGACTTAGTGTAGATATTAAGTCATTTACTTGAACGCGATCTAAATTATATTTCATAGATGAGTTACGAACCGTTACTAAGCAGTAATTTCGCTTGTTGTACTTGGTAAAGAAAGCCGATTGTTCAAATTCATCGTTGGGAAAGATTGTTTTAGAAATCTTGGGAAGAGTCAATTCGTGTTGAATTTGGAGTAATTCTTTGAGTAGGTCCATCGGTATACCTTTGATCATTCTTACTATAAATCAAATTTATAAGTAGAAAAAAAGATAACATCAAGGGATAATTTACAATCCAGAGTTCCGGATTCCACAAAAATGAGTTGTGAAGTGGATGACTTAGAAAATGAAGCAATCCTTGAAGTTGAAAGGTGGGTTGATTGTCGGAGTTGACTCGTATAGAAATAGAGCCAACATACACTTCTACAAATACAGAAAATACAATCGTAAATACAAGGGTAAATCCAAGCATCCGAACCAAGGTAGACATCAACATTATTTTACAAAAAATAATATATTAAACTATATATAATGAACTTGATGAATTCTTTCAATCAGTTGGTGGCTCCTTTGTCAAGGAACATGCATTTGGTAATTCTGGGTTTATATGCCTATGTGTTGTTAACTCAAGTTAAGGATAATGAATATGTCACGATGATTGTATTGACCGTGGCCACATGTATGGCTATTTGTTATTTGCAAAAAGGACGTGTTATGGAGGGTTATGGCGATACGTGTCATCACAACCACGATAGAGAAACGCCTCAAGAAGGCTTCCAAAACAAGCCTACCAGAAAGAGACGAGTTAGAAAGGAAGGATTTGAAAACGCTCCGGGTATTGTCAGACAAGTTCCTGATGTGATGGGTGCTTATGATGGTCTTTGTCTTCAAACGGGTAATCGCCAATACTGGATGAAATCACCCGATGAAACGGCCTTGGTTCCAAATGACGCTCTGTTTACCTTTTTAAGTAGCCAGGGTCCGACTAAGCCTGCCTTCACCGACAACTCAGCTCTAACGGGTCCTACAGTGGATGGCAAAGAAGGCTCACCCAAAAAGATGTTTATGTTAGCCAACAATCGGGCTTCACCCAACTGCTGCCCAAGTACCTTCTCAACCTCCACAGGTTGTGTCTGCACGACTCAGGACCAGAGAGATTATGTGGCGAGTCGTGGGGGTGCTGTGGCCAAGCCCGCTAGCTTAGAAGGTTTCTAAGTTATCGTAATAACATTTGATGAACCCGATTATACATATCTTCACCTTTTTGATCATACACTTGGAGTCGTTGTAGTCTAGCTCTCTCCTCTTTTTGTTGAAGTGCTTCTTGATAGGCCAGTCTTTGTTGGTCTTCTGATGATAATTCATACGATATATTGGATCTCTCTTGTTTGATACCCCCGATGCTGTTGGATCTTCCTTTAAGATTGACGCTTCGGGGATCAATTAACGTGGAATCAATGGTAAAGGCCGCTTTGTAATCGGTAAATCCAAGACCATTCGTTTCACCGCTGAAATTACTCACTTTCCCCTGACCTAAGGTTACGAGTGAATCTTGATTTTTCATAGATAGCCTAGATTCCGGTTCCTGGTACTGAACCATCTGACTCCCCATCTTTTGTTGTTGTTCTTGTTTGTATTTTTCAAATTCATGATTAAACATATCTTTGTTAAATTCACCCTGAAACATCTTAGGTTGAGTCCCTTCTGTCGCAGTTTGTTGCATCCAGTCACCATATCCACTATCATAAGCATCATCTATACGGTTTTCATCATATATTTTATTAAACACTTTAACATCAAAATTATCACCCGTAGAAATCTGATGAGTGGGTTGAGATTCCAAGAAAGAACGAGAATTGGATTTCAATTCAGTATGAGAATGAGTTTCACCTCTTTCTTTCAATTTCTTTTTTAAGACGGTATACGCGATGGATACTTTTTGAAATTCATCCTTAGATCCACCACGATCTGGATGAACTTTCATCGCTTTTTTAAGATAGGCTTTCTTTAACATAGTTTCATCAAATTGTTTAGGAATACCTAAGATTTTATAGGGGTCTAATTTCGTTGAGGGAAGCCTACGTAACGAAGGGTCTGGTTGGGGTTGTTGAAAGGCTATATTGGGAGGAGTTTGCTGGTTTTGGTGGCTTTGTTCTAAATTCATATGATATAAATCATTAATCTGTTGTTGTTGTTGGATTATTAAGTTTTGTTGTTGTTGGATGTACATAGAATACATTTCATCCGGCGACATCTGTTGGCTGTGTGTTTGTCCCATTATACTCAAAGATAGATAAATAAAACAAAAAATAACCTAATCACTACTACATTACACTAACTTATCGTTTCCAAAGGATCTATCGTTTCCAAAGGATCTATCGTTTCCAAAGGATCTATCGTTTCCAAAGGATCTATCGTTTCCAAGGATCAACATACGTATACTCCAAGTAATCAAAGATATCACGCTCCGTTTGAAACACGTGATCTACAGGTTCTTTGGTGTTTACATCTTTCAGAGAATATTCATTCATAGACAATCCACGATCCAAGGCATGTTGTCTCATCAAGGTATTGAATTCTTTAGAGCCGGTGAAATACAAGACCGCAAAGGGATATTCTTGAGGTTTGGTTATCATAATATCAATTCTACGAAAGGTCAGACACTCCGGTAGTTTTCCCATTCCAAAATATTTCTTAGCTCCTTTCGCCAGTGTTTCATACAAATAACCCTCTTTTTGCAAGACATCAATAAACTTCTTGTATAAGGCGGGTGTTCCTTTCAAAAGAATATCAATGTCTCCACTGTCTTTGGCTCGTCTCCTATAAGATCCTGCGATAGTCATCTCAGCGTGTGGATCTAATTTATGTAAGACAGTCTCCAAGTACTCTTTATGACCATCAATTTCCTGTTGCGGAATACGTTCCAAGATATCTTCATAATATTTCAATCCAATGAGTTGTTTCTCATTTAATAGAGTGGTCACCTCGGGGTGTTGTCGTAGAGAATCAATGGTAGTGATACCCATCTTGACCAACTCACCCGCTTTCTTAGGACCGACTCCCGAAATATTCAACAGATCTTTCTTGTAATCAACGATGCTTTGAATTTTGTCATAGGCAGAACACGAGCCCGTATGAATGATCTCCATAATCTTTTGAGACAAACTGCTTCCAATACCTTTGACCGACCGAACCGATGATTCAGTTAAGGTATCCAGAGTTTGAATTCCTTGAATGGCTTTGTAATAGGCACTGGCTTTGAATCCTTCTCCATTTCTCCGACAGTGATCACCCAACGCCTTCAAACAAGTCGCAATACGTTGTTTCACTATATCACTATCTTCTTGAATGTGTTGTTGAATCTTGACATCGGTTCTGATACGCGTATATCGTCCAAATCGTGGTTTACCTTTGTTGGTTTTACCCGAGTGTTCATAGGAAATGATAGTTCCTATAGGATGTGTGTGTTGGTAGCTTTCTCTGACAGCATCATCCATACCTGAGATAGCAAAGATATGATCTTCGTCTTCATCAATAGAAGAATAGGTATCATGATTGATTAGAGGCTTACAGATAAATCCACCTAACATCCCCGTATATTTACCTTGTCCTGGCTTATAATCAATGATAATTGCTTCTTCATCAAAATTAGGTTTGTATTTCAATAGGAGGCTAGACCGTTTCCCTTCATAAGGTGAATTGGGATCTTTTAACATAACACCTTCACCTTCTTGTTGTAGAACCTCTTTGTACACTTGATCCAGATGGTCTAGACTTTGAAGAGGGATTTGTTTGGCTAGGACCAAAGGACAGTCTAACTTGTTAAAGGGATACTCAAACTCAGTTCGTTTTCGGTTCCACTTGGCTTGGGCCAACTTCACCATTTTAGAGAGTTCTTTGATTCTTTCCGAAAAGGGTCCAGGATGTTCTGGCATATCATACACTTGAAAGGTGATATTGAGCCATTCTTCATCCAATGGAACCTTTTTTCTCACGGCTCCCATATCTTGAAAGCGATTCCGTCCAATCCACAGCTCTCCATCCATCAATCGGGGAGGCATTGCTTGCAAGAACCATTCGGGTGCATTGAAGGGTTTGTTTTGTCGCGAGTAGAAGTGATTGTCTTTAGGACAGTAACACGCACGATAGCCATCAAACTTTTCAGACATATACCAGCCTGTGACATCATGTTTTCCTTGAATGTAATCTTTTGCGAGCATAAATTTCAAAGAAGACATAATGATAGATAGTAGTTAGTTAGTAAGAGTTGTTTAAATAAGAATCAAATTTGCCTTAGCGATAAGCGATGAGATAGCCTCCCGTGAGCATTAATATCATTCCTGTAATAACCTTGGATTCTACTTTGGCATTGAGGAAAATGACACTTAGAATAAAGGTTAAGATAACCTCCATATTCACAATACACATCGGTTTTCCTGGGTTGTTACCGCACGTTTGAAAGGCTCTATAAATCGCGGGATCAATTAACAAATAGACGATACCAATTCGTAATAGTATGATTAATAAATCTTGTTTCTCTATGGATGCGGGTTGATGTCCGGAAGCCACCACATAACTCCAAATACCGACAAACGAAAAAGAGATCGCATACACAAGATAATCAACGTATTGATATTTTGACGATAAGTGTTTTCCTATCATATTTTTCACAGAAATAAAGACCGCGGCGATAATTGCATATTGAGCCCAGAGTTCCATATGTATGTCATAGATATAAAAAACAAGTTTAAAATATAATCCATTTATCTATCTTCAATCAAATGAGTCAATCACTGCTATTAAACGGGAAAGATCTATCAAAGTTGACAGTTCCTCAATTACATGAATTGAGTCATAAATATAAAATAGTACCTTCATCCCAACTACCTCATATGACGAAAGATCAACTATTGGTTGAGGTGAAATCATTTATTCAATTTACAATGAACAAATACAAAGGAAGGCGTAAATCACAACCAAATATACTTCAAAAACAACGAGGAGGGCCTCCTCAATCCTCTGAACAATACAACCGAGATCGTAGAATGAGTCATCCAATCACTTCTTCTGAAATAGAGAAAGCCAAGCAGAATCACGAAGCCCGAACTCAAATCAATCAAGGACAACAAGAAATCAAACAAATGAAAGAAAATCCAAATATGAAACAATATGATCAGTTGGGTATGTATCCTTCGGTGCGTAGATTAGTTGCGATAGGTGATTTACACGGAGATTTGAAAGTGACGCTACAAGCATTGCGATTAGCCAAAGTGATACCTAGAGACATTTTCCCCTATAACGTAGATAAGATCCGATGGACCGGAGGTGATACTTGGGTGGTGCAATGTGGGGATCAAATTGATCGCTGTCGGCCTGATACTTGGAAGAAAAATTGTATTGAGGATTGGTCTGATGTAGTAGAAGATGAAGGAAATAATATGCGGATTATTAAGATTTTTCAAAATTTAGATGTGGAGGCTCGGAAAAGTGGTGGCAGGGTCTTGGGATTACTAGGGAATCATGAATTGATGAATGTGGATAAAGATTATCGGTATGTGTCTCCTGAAGAATTTTTGGAATTTGTTCCTCAGAATCAGCGAGGCCAGAAATATACCGAAGATGGATATCCGATGGGATATTATCATAGGTTAAAATCGTTTGAGAGAGGTGGAAATATAGCCAAACACTATGCCTATCAAAAGAAATCAATTATTCAGGTGGGTAAATTTGTCTTTGTTCACGGAGGTATAGGTCACGCGTTAGCCAGTAAATACACAATTCATCAACTCAATACGATTGTTCGTAAATGGTTGCTTAAAGAGGGTACTGCTCAAGATGATGAAGTGTTTGATGAAATCTTTAGAAGTGACGATGATATTTCTCCCTTTTGGTGTAGGTTGTACTCAGAAGAGGATGGTGAAGATGAAAATACAGAACAGGGATTCAATCAATTATTGCAAATCTTGAATCGTAGAAATGAAACCATTCAACCAATAGGTGGTATCGTAGTAGCCCACACACCGCAATTTATGAATGATCGTTATTTGAACTCTAGATACAATGATAGATTATGGAGAATTGATGTGGGTATGAGTCGTGCTTTTGGAAAACATGATATGTGTGGGGATAACAAATATCGTCAAATTCAAGTCTTAGTTATTCACAATGATTCTCAATTTGAAATATTGAAATCCCCCTATGATGGACGTGTTCAATGTGAGGGGATGGGTGAATCGGTGGATGTTCATACGATGGGTGGATTACCGTTTTGATCTCTTTTTGGTTGTGCGCTTCTTGCGATTCCTACGAGTTTTCTTTTGTTTTCTTTGTAAATAGCGAGATTTCAATTTTTGATACAGGGCTCGGGTTTGTTTGGGTGATATTCGTGATTTACAATCTGGATTCGTCATTAGCTGGAATAATTTCATAAAGGGTTTGACTTTAGGTAACTGAATCAATCGTAACACAGTTTCATACATATCATACTCAACACCAAGTTTATATATTAAGGAAGGAATCAACATTCCAACCGAATAGGTATCTAATTTTTGAATTACATCACTATAGCGAGGTTTTTGATTTATCATAGTTTGAAGAAGTGATGCGTAATACTGTACGCTATCCGGTCTACCCAAGATAGATTCGTGAGTGTATTGATAATCTGTAAAATAATTTCGTAGGTTTCCTCCTTGGAGTCTTTGTAATTCATCCTGTAGCTTTGACTTAGACGCAAATAAAAAGATAAACTCCAAGGGATACGCTACATAAATCGAGTTTGTTTGAAATACATACTCACTTCGTTTTTTGAGACGACGATGGTCTTTGAATGTAGAGGCTAATCCAAAATCAATATATTTCATACTTCCTCCATCTAAGACTACATTATCATCTTTAATATCTAAATGACATATCTTAGATTGATGTAGAGAACATAATCCTGTAAATAAGGGTTCCATTGATTTCATAGTCGTCAAAAACATAGTTGTAAATGTTCGTGGGTGAGACACTAGTTGATAAGTATAATGTTTGATAAAATAGGAATAGAGAGTGGTTTCACTTTTATCGCCAATCAACATACTACGAGTCTTATCAAATTCTTCACTAGTTTTCTTGGCATTCTCTAAGCAAACTAGAATTGAGGGATCATAGTGAAATATTGTTTTGTAGGGAGGTGGTTTACACCGAGCCTTCATTGTGACAGCCCACCGTTCATAACCAGGTATCTTACGTACCAATTGATTCATAGCGTATTCTTGTTTAACTTTGTCTTTACTTTCAGAATGAAAGAATACCTTGGATACTTGATTCGGATTGGGTTTCATCGTAGAGTTACAAGGAATGGAAGGAGAAAACACACACCCATACGAACCTTTTCCAAGTAATTCACCGCCTTTGTAGTGACTCATATTACTAGTAGGTATATTTAAATTAGTGAAAAAAAATATACGATAAGGTAATATGGGGGATATACCGGAATTTGATGAATCCTATGAATTATCGGAAATTTTGACAGATGACATAGATTCGGATGTTAGAGAATCTATGATTGAGTATTACAATGATACGGCGGAAACGAGTGGTGAAGGGTTATCCGAAGAAGATTTTTTTGGATTGACTAAATCACACAATGTGTGTGGTCCGGGGTATTATGTGACGAGTCCGATTTGGAGAGAGGGTAATCCCGACGATGGATCTCCGAGTTGGGGATGTCAGGCGTGTCCAACAGAGCTACCCGCTACCCAAGAAGAGTATGAATCAATAGAGATGCCGGAACCCCGACCCGCTCTAGACAATCTACGTCAAATGTGTTCTTCAGATTTGGTAGAGTGGTTTCCAACACAATATGAGATGGATGTCAGTGGAACGACTCAGAGTGGTGATTCACCCGATTGGACTTCAGTGGCGGTGGCTACCGATGCGGGAGTCAATGTAATGAATGTAGATTTATACCAAAAATGGTTTGATGATCGCTATTTACTGAGTCAAAGCGATTTGAGTGATATATACAATCGTTCCGAATACGACGGTTCCTTAGAGCAATTCAAACAAGCTATCTCGGATTCAAGAGGCTCTATCGTTCCATGCACCACGACCGATTTACCCGAAGGTATTGAGGTTCCTTCGGGTTTTCAGTGTTCTGAAGAGGGTACCTTTGGTCCCGATCACATTATTTTAGATGAATACACTGATTGGAGAAACAGTCGTGTTCGTGAAATACAAGAGGCCGATCCCGCTACCTTACCTACCTTTGGCGCTGAGCTATTACCTCCCAACACAGGATTTGAAACGTGTATGAATAATCTATTAAATGAATATGATGACCAGCGAGACCAAGATATCATTGATGGTATTTATGCGGCTCAGGTAGCGGGTGATATCACCTTGTTAGAAGACGAACACATTCAATTTATCAAACGAAAATTAGAAATGTTAACTGTTCCATCTATGAAACCGAATATCATAAATTGTATTCAAAGCAATGTATTACTTGATTCTCAACTATGTACTATGGGATTAACCGAACAAATGTATGTTATTGTGAATATTTTGATGGGTGTGATTGGATATAATTTTAACATAGGTGATATTAGTAATACAAACACTGTAAAACGCGATAAGATGATTCAAATTATTGATAGTTTAGGAGGATTGATTCCTCGGGCACTTCGTCAAATTATTGAAATATCCTCAGAAATAGAAATCAATCAATGCGGAGCCGTATCCAATAAAACTCTCATTATACAAGATTTATACCGAAGAGTATTTCAACCCAGAACCAATGAAATTACAGTATCCAATCCATTTTCATCGTTAGTATCCGAAGAAACCTCTTCAACAGAATTTAATCGGTCTACCATCTTGGCTGCCTTAGGTATCGCCTTTTTACGGTATTTTTAAATTTGATTTAAACATAATCTATCTGTAGTACATTAGATACTATGAACACTCTTCCCCAAACTCTTTCGTGGCAACAAACTGACAAGAATCAATTTGCTGTCTTTATTCGTGATTTATCTCACAACGTAAACAATGTGAAACATATGATTGAAGATACGTTACCCAAACAAACGAAACCCTCCTATAAAAAACACGGTAAGAAAGGCAAAAAGCCTGTTATTAAAAAGAAAGACTTGATTATTCAAGAGCAAACCAAACTCCGGAATCAAAAGCTACTTCAAGAAGACCTCTCTAAACTAACGTATTTACTGGAACACGTCAACTATGAAGACCCCTATGTGTGTTTCAGTCAAATGAAAACGAGTGAAGGTTTGCTTGAATTGAAATTCCGATTGTTGAGTCATTTATGGTCCTTTAAGAAACAATATTTTCCTCACGTAATGAACTTGTATTTTCAATTGGTGGGGAAGGCTGTGTCTGAAGAACACCGCACCCTCTTGTCTACCATTGAATCTAAATTGAAAGATACCGAATATAAATTGTATATGATGAAACATTTATCTCACTTGTTACCTCCTCTCAATATTCACGAACCCAAGGTCAAGAAATTGGACAATTGGCAGATTACCGTGGTAAATCACATTCGGAACAAAGAATCAGTGGTTGTCAAAGCCCCGACCTCTTCAGGTAAGAGTTTTGTAGGGTTGAGCGCGGGGGTTCTTCATAAGAAATTATTGTATGTGTGTCCCGCCAAACCGATTGCCTATCAAGTGGGAGCTCACTTTACTCTGATGGGGTACAAGGTTCATTATTTACTTGATACACTCTGTCATCAAGGCTATGACGATAAAACCACGATCTTTGTGGGAGTTCCGAAAACGATTGAAGATACTTTGTATAAATTAGGTGTGACATTTGATTATGCGGTGTTTGATGAAATTCATAATTTAAATAAACCCGATGATGGTCATATCTATGAGAATATCTTGAAATTGATTCAGTGTCCGTGTGTTGCTCTGTCAGCGACTATTAAAAATATAGACTTCTTGATAGAGTTATTCTCAAAAATACACGACAAACCCACACACTATGTTGAATATACGAAGCGATTTATCAATCAACAAAAGATGATATACGATCAAGGAAGGCTACAAAAGATTCATCCGTTGGCCTGTATTGAGTTGGAGGATTTGAATGATAATTTCCTCACTCAAAATCTACAATTCACTCCCTATGACAGCGCGATACTATGGGAAACAATTGAAGAGGTCTTTGAATTGAGTGATAGTGATGAGGATGAGTTTTCTGAAGAGTTAGATGACTGTTCTCCTGACAATTACTTTGGATCGGAATCCAAGATATTGACTCTAGATGATACACGAGACTATGAAACATTTATCAAAGGTAAGCTAGTTGAAATGGCTAAAGAGTCACCTAGATTAACGCGTGATGTCTTATCTAAATTTCATATACAATTATCTAGTCTTCAACCAGAGAATGTGACTGAAGATATCATTGAATTATTCAAACAATGCAAACAACAGGAGTGCTTACCAATGTTAGTATTCCAAACAAACACTGTACAATGTAAGAAGATATTTAGTGAGTTGTATACTCAAATCGCGAAAAGTGAATTAAATGAGTATCCCTTTCACTATGATATTCTGGAATACAAGGATGAATTGTATACCAAATATCGTGACAAGCGAGAGCAATTTATTGAATCTATGAAGATAGGCAAAACCAAAGACGCCCAAACTGAAAAACAAACCAAAGTAGACCGCTTTGATCGCAACGCAGAAAGACAGTACATTTCCGATGTCTTGGCATATTATGAAAGTTGTATTCATACCTGTGAAAGAACGGCTCCTCCCGAACTCAAAAAGATTCAGATAAAACACTTGAAGCGAGAAATGAGAGACTATCAAACCTATCCCAGCTTTGGTAATATAGATGTCTTTCAAAAGCACAAAGACTTCTGTTTCTCAACCTCTGATCCTATGTCCGGTGATCAAATACGGAGTATTCGTAGAGAAATCCAAAAAACTCTGGGAATCAAGTTGCCCTATGAACACGAGTTATTTCAAATGTTAAAACGAGGTATTGGTATTTACACCGAGGATATGCCTGAAGAATACAAATGGATTTTACAAAAGCTTATGGATGATAAGAAAATTGGTATTGTGATTTCGGATCGGACTCTGTGTTTGGGTATTGATTTACCGATACGATCTTCGTGTTTGTTGGGACTACCCGGACACAAAGAGTTTACCATTGATGATTATCTTCAAATGAGCGGGCGAGCTGGCAGACGAGGCAAAGATGATCGGGGAAATACCATCTTTTACAATTTAAATTTCAAAGACTTGATGAAAGGTGAATTACCTCGGATAGTGGGTTCATCTCAACTCATACCGAGTAATTATCAAGCCTTTCCTTCTCCGGTAACGAGTGTCTATGAGAATATAATTCATCCCGATCGTGGTATTGACACGGAATATCAAGCTACCTCAGAACCTAAACTACAATGGCTATTGAGATATCAAGAAAAGGTTCCTGAATTTATAAAGTCGTTACCTAAGTGGAACAAACAAGTGTATGGGATATCTCACGATTCAGATAAAGACCTTTGTATAGTGCGTAAGTTGCTTGAGTTGTTTGACTGTGACATAGAAGACGAGTTTATCGCTACTTACAAGAAAAAAGTAATTACACACAATCTCTCTCACTACCAACATATGTGTAGATTGATTGAAATTGTGTATAATTCATTAAAAGATAAACGCTACACTCACTTGAAAACCCGGTTACACCTTGTGTATCAATCACTCAAAGATATGATTTTGAGTTACCAAGGATTAAAATAAGTGTTAGTATATAATGACTAGGTTATCGGGTAAACGGTCTAGAAGGTTAAACAAGAAATCTTCTAAACGACGTAATTTGAAAAGAAGAGTTACCAAACGAAGGTTGTCTAGAAGAAATAAGAAGTATAGAAACAAACATAAGAGTCACCGGAAATCAAGGCGGTATAAATTAAACAGAAAGTCTATTTTTCGTGGAGGTAAACCTGGGGAAGTAGCCCTACCTGCGAAAGTAGACCTACCTGCGAAAGTACCCCTACCAGGGGAAGTAGCCCTACCTGGGGAAGTAGCCCCAACTGCGAAAGTAGCCCCAACTGCGAAAGTACCCCTACCTATAGAACAATCTACTACTGAAGTAGGGTCTGATGTAGTGGAAGCCTCAGTAACAGATAAAACCCCAAAAGAGATACTGGACCTCCTTATTAGAAATCAACCAAGTTTACGTGTAGATAAATTACGTGGATTACCTCGGTTTATGTATGGTGATAAAGATAATGAGGGTAGTCACATTATATATGAATTTCCAGAAGGGGATCCAAATCCACCGTTAACCTTTGTCGCTTGTGGACTTGCAGGGTCTGGGACTTACGGTGTAGTATGTAAAATGAAGTTAGAAGGTAGAGATGAACCAGAGTTTTGTGCTAAGTTTTTTATTGGACCGCGTTATTCAGACGACAGCGGGCAGGCAGTTAAAGATATTACAGTGGACGCAAATGAATATGATTTACATCAAGGTTTGAATGCGTGTTACCGTGAAAATAGTGATGATTGGCCTATTATACACGCTTATTGTGCGGAGAATGGTGAACTTACCAATCGGTTAGAAAAAGATAAAGGTACACCCGATTGCCGATTCAAGTGTAAGATAGTTTTAATGGAGTATTTGTCTCGTGTTGAATCAAGCTATAGAAAGGATACTACTAACCAAGAAAAAGCTCAACAATTAATGGGGTTATATGGTCAACTGAGAAAATTATATGAATTAGGTAATAAACACACCTACTTACGTGGTATCGAGGGAAAAGTACGAGATAGGGTGAACCCCTTAATTTATTGTGATGCTAGATTTGGTAATACTGCGGTAGATAATGAGGGTAATCTAAAATTAATTGATCTAGGTTCCGCGATTCCACAATTAACTAAATATGAAGAACAATGGAAGTTATTTTATACTGTATCATATCCACCTATTTGTGGTGTATTAGTACCCGAAATTATGAAAGACGCTTCTATTTATATTAACTATGATCATATGCATAAGCCACGCTATGGAGTGTTAAAAACAAGAATAGTTACTTATTTACTCACAGACTCAGTCGTTTTTCTAGCGTTGAATTTATATTCTAGAGTCAGTGGTGATAAACGATATGAACAGTTGAATCTCGCTGGTTTAGATAGGGGAAATGGTTTCCATAGAATACTTGAATCCCCCAAATTTTATAGCCCTACTTGCAGTGGCATTGATAAACTTTTAAAAGAAGAAGAAATTGAATATTATACAGATTATAAATCCTTCTTTGAATATACGTCGGAGGTCAAAACAGAATACGATGAAGCCGGTAAATCTGGTAATTATGGTAAACAACGTACGGTATTTAATAAATATAAGAGTGTGTGTGAAATAATATTTAATCGTATACGGAATAGAGGACCTGCGATCTTATCTATCAAAAATTTGGATGGTAACGAAGAAGAGGTTACTGTAGATCTTGAAATTTATTTACATCTTATGTTTTTTGGGACTCAATTTCACCTATATAATAAGTATATGAGTTGGAATCTTATTAAAAATACAGTCTATAAACTACTGTTAATTGATGATGTTACGGTGAAACGATTTATTGATAAGTTAATGGCTGTACAAGAAAAGTTTATACAAAGAGAAGATTTAAATTTAGATACAACCGACCGTATCCTACAAAGAGGTATAGTTTCATTTCAATAAATAGAGTTAACTAGTAGTTGACCTATTGATTCGTTTGTATTTTTTGTGTGTGTTTGGATCTTCGGCACACTCGTGACATAGACAATCACACTCCGGTGAGCCGGTATGATATAGATTTATAAGATATTGTGTTGGAATGCATGCTTGACACCAAGTTTGTTTGTAAGTTTCCCCTCGTATTTGAAACGTACAATTGGGTCCCACGCATTTACCCGCGATACCACAATGTAAGAATTTGTAACAACCTCCACAATAGGCTACGACTTCATGTTGTCGTAGGGTAAAGGTTTGCTTACATACACCACACGTTAACGCTTCTCCCCAAAACAACTCGGTGAATTCCCGAGAGGTCTTGGGTTGTTCAGGTGGTTTTACAGGAATTATTTTACTTCGTTCCCGATAACAACACTTCATAGCATTGGTTTCTACCTAAACTGACTTCTCTAAGTATCAAATTTAATTTCTATGAAGTAGTATAAATGGCGAAAACTCCTAAGCAACGATTTGGTTCTAAGGCGCAGGTTATGTATGGTACGGCATTGATGACTACCGGAAGACTCAAGAAAGGTGATTTGAAGTATAACAAGCGAGGACGTATTGTGTCTAAAAAGCGCAGTGCGAGAGCCAAGCGTGAAAAGCGTCTGGAAAAGGCTGGTTACAAAACAAAGAAAGGTGTGTTTGGGGCAATCAAAAAGGATGAATCCTCTAAGAAACGTTCCCGAAGACGTCGTTCCCGAAAGAAGTAAGTTGACCGTATTGAATTAAGTATAATTAAAATATCTATACGTAGTATAAATGGATCCTATGCAAGTCGGAGGAGATATGAATGAATTAATGAGTACCAAAATGTGTAGTCCGATGATGATTTATTTGGCGGTGTTGGTGACGAGTGGTCTCAGTGTGTATTTGACACGAACCAATTTGAAACGTCACAATACAACCAAGATGGATAATCTCTATAATTTGTATTCTCTCAATGAGTTGAAATTTATGATTGTCTTTGGTCTCATACTGTTTGGATTGTGTCAGTATAATAAGACAACCTTAGCGTGGGTATTTTTGGTGTTTCCGGTGATCTATGTATTGATTCAAAATCTAATTATTCACATTCACGTGTCTTCGGCTCTTCAAAGCGCTCCGAAAGAGGCTGATTCTCAGCAGGTGTATCTGGGTGGAGCGGCTCCCGTAGTTCCCAAACCTACGGTAGCACCTCAGGATCCACCACCGCCTCCCCAAGTTCCGGTGACTATGGCTCAGCCAGGCGGTACGGCTCTAGGTGGTGATATGATGGGTTCCTCGGTGCAAGGAAACTATGCGTATTTTTAAATCATTGTATTACAATTTAAAGTTTATTCTTATCTTAGCTTACATGAAGATTCTATCGTTTGATGTAGGTATTAAAAACTTATCTTTTTGTGTGCTTAACGACGGTGTAATTGAAGATTGGGGTATCCTAAATATCTGTATTGACGATGTGTGTGATCATTGTGCGAAAGAAGGTAAACAATGTGATAAAAGTGCAAAGTTTATATGTGATGAGTTTCGAGTGTGTCCAGCTCATAAAAAGCTAAAGAGTTATTCTGATAAGAAGTTTAAGAAAATTCCGAAACAGAAGAACCCAATGTTGAATCAGGGGAAATGTATCGTAGAGACGTTGAATGCGAAACCCAATTTACTGGAGGTAGATAAGGTAGTGATAGAAAATCAACCGGCTCTGAAGAATCCGACTATGAAGAGTATTCAAATGATGATATACAGTTATTTTTTGATGAATGGAGTGTGCTCTAATTCACCCATTACGAATATAGAGATGATCAATGCTCGTAATAAACTCAAAGCCTATCAGGGACCTGTGATAAACTGCGATATCAAAGATAAATATAAACGTACCAAATTTTTGGGGATTGAGTATTGTAAGTATATGATCCATCAATCCACTCAAGATGATCAATGGCTCCAACTGTTTGCTACAAGTAAAAAAAAAGATGACTTGGCTGATGCGTATTTACAGGGGATGTATGTGTTAGGTTTACAATAAGCGCGTTTAATTTATTTAAAGAATTTTACCTATAAGATATCCATATGACAAATCAAATAGGAGATATATTACTCAAGTCCTTAATCAAGTTTTATGAGAAGGGAGATAGAGTTGATCGTTTATTGGATATTCTCAAATACAAGAAATCAGTATCTCTTCGGTTAATTGATTGGTTTACGACAAATTTTTCAAAGAAGTATAATATATTTTATATCATTTATAGAGACGAACAAGGTGACAAAACCTTAGACAAACAGGATTTGATTCATTCTCAATTTAATGTATATAGCTCCTACAAATCTCAACTCAAAGCTTATTCTAAGAAGAGATTTGATCCGTTTTGTAGGCGAGAGAGATTGGATGTTGAAATCAAAGGACATCACATCAATACAACGGTGGGTCAATTGAACTTCTTTAAATGGATATTGAATCATAATATAATTGACTACATTCAAACTCACGTAGATATTATTGAAGAAGATATGAATCAATCTCTCAAAGAAATTAAAAAGAATTACAATAAAATTGACAATGTACGGAAGCCTCGTCAGGAATTATCTAAGTCCGCGCTCAAGGGATTGAATAAAACCCCTTTAAAAGTATCCATCACATTTGATTAAAAAAAAATAGTGGTTAGTAGTATAAATGACTGATTTTTTGAAGCCTGCGGTAGCTGTGGTTCGCAAGAATTCTAAGATGTCCACTTTGGTGTTGGCCTATACTCTGTTTTTCCTGATGCTCCCAATTGATAGTCTGTTGGGTGTCAGTGTACAGAGTCAGGTGAAATCCACTCTGTCTAAGTTGTTGAGAGGTGATATTATGAAAGTGGTGTTGGCTGTCCTGTTTTTGGTGATCTGGTCCACGGGTGATGTTATGCTACTCTTACTTTTCTTAGCCCTGCTTAAGAAGCTGGGTATGTATTAAGTAAGATACAAAAAATTGGGTTATAAGATGATACAAAAAATTGGGTTATAAGATGATTTATACGATTATATTACTCTACTATGTACTTCATATGTATTTAGTTCTTTTTCTTACGACGAACAACTTTCTTAGGTTGTTCTTCTTCCTCTTCTTCCTCTTCTGATTCCTCTACTTCTTCAGGTTCTTCTACTTCTTCAGGTTGTTCTTCTTCTTCTGACTGAACATAGTTGTCGGGTTCCTTAGGCTTTTCCGAAATAGTGCGAGTCAAGGCAACTCCCTCATCTTCATCGTCTGAATCCGAGAACGCATATCCCGAGAATCCAACGGGTGCATTGATGCGAATTTGTTCGGCTCGCCACGTACATCCAAACTTACCCGAGGCAATCCAAAGACCATTACATTTCAAAATCATCTTGACCTTGGTTCCCTTCTTAAACATACCTTCCAAATCCACCGCATCGTCTCCATCCACAGTCAAGACATTCTTGTCTGAATCGTAACAATCACACTGAACCTTACCTTCTCGCTTCACAATCTTGAAACCAAAGGAATCCGCCCACTTTCCATTTGGTTCTCCTGTTTCTGAATCACGAGATACCTTGACCATAGGAGTATAGAGCTCCTTGATAACATCCGCATTTGGATTCTTCTTTTTAAACCAGGCAAGTGAGTTGGCGATACCATCATTCATAATCTTATCGTCCATACGTGTCAGCATATCGTGAAATTCTTTCATAGCTGGATTGGATTCCAAGTTGTCCATAGATACCTTGATCGCGTACTTACCTGAACCATCATTATCGGCGAAGTAGGTGGCTCCATTGTCAAAGGGAACGGTAAATTCCGGAGTTTGGACAAAGAGAGGAGCAATTCCTTCACCGTGATTCAAATAGATGATCTTGGCTCCACTGGGGAGTGACTTGACAGGTGAGTAACGCACCTTAGACACATCCACCTCTTGAGGCTTGATTGGCTTTGCTGTGATGTTAGACATTCTTGTTGTTTTGCTTTGTTAGACTTTGTTAGACTTTGTTTTGTTTGTTTGTTTTGTTTGTTTGTTTTGTTTGTTTGTTTGTTTGTGTGGTTTGATTCTAGATACTAGAAGAATCAAATTTTTAAGTAAAAAGAGGTTGAGAACAACTCGTTTACCGTCTTGTATACTCAAGGATATCTACCTACAATGACTATAGATAACGGAGTCTTTTTACTTAAATATTTTCAACGAAATAGTATATATCATCAATGAACTCATCCACGAACTCAACTACTACATCGCACTATCAACCTTATGGTGGCTATAGTAAAAAGGATCGTAAACAGTACCTATTAAAGGACAACCTCATCATCCTAGAAAGATTTACATTGAATCCCAAAGATTACAATTTACCGGAACTCAAGTATACCTATACTCGGTATGTGAATCCTCAGAAACCTTCCTCATTTAAAAAGAAAGATTATTTTGAAGCTATCACTAAACTCTATGAAAAACATACACAAACATCACCGAAAGTAACGAGTATCAAGAAAATCCAAGCTCACTTCCGAAAGAAGCTTGTTTTGAAACGATTGTGTTTCCAAGGACCTGGATTTTACAATCGGTCTCTATGTAAGAATGACGAGGATTTTTACACCTATGAACCCAAAGAATCCATTGATTCCAAGTATTTCTTCTCCTATAGTGATAGTCAGAACAATGTATGGTGTTTTGATGTTCGGTCATTGAAAAAGTTGATTGAGATGAATTATGGTAATCCGTATACAATGGAATCTTTCTCTCAAGGAGTTCGTAATAAAATTCAGCGATTCGTAAATTATTTAGATGAGAGTCACGTCGGAACTCAAATTGCGACCAATGTCATAACGAACAGAAGGACCGCTATGAAACAACGATTTGTGGATTTATTTGCTCAAATAGAGTACTCGGGATACAGTTGTTCGGTAAATTGGATTTTAGATTTGTCACCTGGGAGACTCAAGCGGTTTTACAAAGATTTGGAAGACATCTGGAATTATAGAGCCAATTTATCTCAAGAAACCAAGTGTATGATTGTTCCACCGAATGGTCAGCTCTTTTTTATGCCTGTGGTCGATTATTTCAATTGTTCCTCTAAATTGGAACTCCAAGAAATTCTATCCAAGACACTCATTCAAATGTGTAATTCTCAGTCACCGGAAGATATGAAATTAGGATTTATGTATATGTTGATTGGTTTAGCGCCTCACTGTAGGGATTGTAGGATAACCCATCCCTGGGTTCAATGGGCTATGTAATCCAGTTTAGGCAACCGAGGAATCTAAGTTATCCAAAGATACTTAAAACTTTCTCACCAGTATACATCATAAAGAGAGAAGAAGTGCGGTTGAATCAGAAATATAAAAAGTAATCAAGAGTATAAAACAATGCCAGCTACATCCAAGAAGACCAGCGCCCCTAAGAAGAAGGTTGTCAAGAAGGTAACCAAGTCAGTACCCGCGAAGGCTACTCCAACCAAGACGGAGGCTCCAACCACTCCAACAGTGGTTGAGACAACTGAGACACCCCAAGAGGTTGTCGCTAACTATGCTGAGGAATTCACTCACCTCACCACTCAGCTCCGAACCCTTATGGGAACTCTGAAGGAGCTAACCCTCTACACGCAGAAACTGGAGAAGCGTGTTGCGAGAGACCAGAAGGCCGTTCAGAAGCGTGTCAACGGTAAGCGCCGTCGGGCACCAGGATCGGGTCAGCCCAGTGGTTTTTCCAAGCCGGGCCCCGTATCCGATGAGCTTCGCACATTCCTCAAGCTAGGAAAGACTGAGCTGATTGCCCGTACTGAGGTGACCAAGCGCATCAATGCCTACTGTAAGGAGAACGGTCTCCAGGGTGAGAAGGACAAGCGTGTCCTCAAGGCCGATAAGACTCTGAAGAAGCTTCTTCGTCTGGGTCCGAAGGATGAGCTCACCTTCTTCAATCTCCAGAAATATATGAAGGTTCACTTCCCAAACAAGGAGGGTGTCTTTCCTAAAGCATAAGTATATCAAGGGTTTATGTAAATAAATTCAGCTCTAAACAAGTCATTCGTGTGGTTATCTCTAAATAACCGGTGACTTTGTATTCTTTAATCTTGATTTTCTGAAGTTGTTTTAGATAGTCAAAATAACGATCTGTGTCGGTTATTTTGAGGAAGGATTGATTGTGTGTTTGACAATAGTGTAAAAACCCTTTCAAATCCCGATATAATTCTAATTTAATTACATAATAAGCGAGTACATTCGTATGTTTATTAACATCGGCATCTTTGTCACGTAACCGAAGAACTTTACTCGCTTGTAATTCACTAAACTGATGTTCTAATCCTACATACGCTTGAAATAATGTGAAGGCTTTGACTCGGGGTATCGCTTGATTACCTAGCTTGGCCAACACATAACAATGAATCAGTTCGGCAAAGATTTCGGTGTAGGCTTCAAACGTATTCATTTTGGTAGATGTGACATCATATTTTTGTTGGTAATGACGTACTATATCTTGTGTGTCTTGTTTGTAATCATAGGAGAGACCGTGGATTAATTCGTGGATACTAACTTTGAGTAATTCTTCTTTTCTCCATACAGTAAATTCACATTCTTCGGGTGAAGACCAACACGTGCCTCCATTGACCTCTTCTTTATCAAAATGATTATCGTTATCCGTAACTCGTTTAGAGTCTAATAAATAATAATGAATCATAACTCGTTTGACTTTATGAGGACTTAGTAGAGTGGTTAGCGTGAGAGCATACGCTAAGTGAGGAAGCAAGCGATCTAGAGATTCATCTTTCCCGTGAAATTTGAGAGTAAACTGGGTTTTCGGTGTTGTAAAGTGTACTTCGCGACACGAAGATAACTTGGTTATCTCTACCTTCAAATGAGAATCAATGAAGTGTTCATTTTCTAAGCTTTGAATGGATACTTTCTTTTGATACCTAGAATCTTTCGTTATTTGAAAGGTCACTTGTTGAGAGTCTAGGTGTTGATAGAAGGGTTGTAAGATAGCTTTCATAGGTTGAATGAAAGGCAAAAAACGATCAATCGCGACAAAGGATTGTTGGGTTAACATACTTAGTATAGAGTTAGATTTTATAAACTGGGTAACTAGGATCAATAAAGACTTCTTTTTTATGAAACAATTGTTTGATTGTCTCTCGCGTAGATTCATCCATAGGTCTATGAGTTAGTTGGTACAGTATCTTTAATCGCCCTCTCTGTCGTTTCAAGGGATCATAAAACCCAAAGCCCTCAATAAATGACATCTTTTTTTGGTCTAAATTTGAGGCGATACAACATACATTCAAACGATTGGGTAGTTTCACTTGAAAGGTCGCTCCATAATAATATTCATATAAATCTATCTTTTTCAGATAACATAAATCATATCCTTGTTTATAGAAATTATGATCCGATACAGTTGTCAATTCAATCGTGATTGTAGAACTGTCATCATTATACAATCGAATAGAATAATCACTATCAATAATAAACAAATGATAATATCGTGTTCTAGTTTTCAATGTGATTTGTTTACATCGCCTACGAAACACATCTTGTAAGGAACGTTTCAAATGAAGGGTAAAGCTATCATACAATTGGGTTGCATCTATAAATTTCATAGATTGTGTATGAATGAGTGTTTGACTCGGTGCTTTAGTGGGTTGGGAATGTTGATTGAATTGTTGTTTGAATAAATTTCGTAGATTTACCTTGGCTCGGGTTTCTTGGGGTATGCTGTAAAATAAAGACATCATTAAACGAACTTCTACCGATTGAATCAATGAATTGTAATAACTAAAAATCAATTCATAATCCTGTTGGGTGAATGTGTAATTTGTTCCCGATAAATCTATGTCGTATTGATGACGTTTCAAGGGATCCATAAGTGTTTCATAGGCTTCTTGGATTTGTTTGAATTGTTCGGCATCGCCTCCTTTGTCCGGATGATGAATTCTAGCATATTTACGATAGTGTTGTTTGATTTCATCGGTCGTCGCATTCTGAGGAACATCTAAGAGTTCATAGTAATTCATAAATTATAAGTATAGTGTTCTAAATGTTTAAATAAACTGTAAATCATCGCTTCTAAAAAGATTGGTTTTCGGTAACTGTATTGGTACAAATGATTTAACTTAGTGATATCTTCTAGTATAGATATCTTGATTGGATTGGGTAGATAGAGATTGGCGCCTAGTTCGGCTACGATCATTCGTTGAAAAGATTCTGATTGACTATCGTGTAAATAGTACATATAACACATTTCACGTAACTCAGTGATACTGTGCTTGGTTAGAGGTTGTTTGAGATATTTCCGAAGTCTTTTATAACACAATCTATCTACCGATGATTCTTGATAATGAGAACGTACTTGTAGAATCAAACATCGGGCTTGAAGCGTGGGTTCTAGTGATTGCTGTTTGGATCCGTGAAAGCAAAATACACCCGATTGATACGAGGCATCCATCAATGATTTCACTTTGTGTTGAGTTTGGGGTTTCATATAATTACAATGAAGTATCACGATTAATTTTGTTTGGATATTCTCCGAATAAAAATTAGGGGCAGTTAAGATATCTTGAAGAGAGTGTACTAAATGAGACTGTTTTGTATCCATCGTTTGACACGAAAATAAATAGACATCTTGTTTTATGTGATATTGTATCGGTGTGGTTTGACCTAGAGTCGCACCCTCTATAAATTCATCTATCAGGGAGGTGTCTTGACCATACAAGAACATATGATGATTTCTCAACTGTAAATAGCGAGTCCATAGTTCTTTTGTAAGAAACATTGGTTGAAAGAGAATTATTGTGTTTAAATCACTTATTATTTAAGAGTCATTTAGTATGGGACATTTAATCACACACACCATCCAGCTTCAAAAGATACAGATTTATGAATCAAAATATTATATATCTGTGGGATATCAGTTACCCTATATGAAATTAACGAGCCTCCCCATACAAGTTAAAATCACCGATTGTATTCGGTCGCCCAATGGTCATAATTTAATCATCAATGATACAGACTCACTCAAACGATTACAACAAATTGATACCTATTTATCTTCACATATCACCAACTATAAACCGATTTTATCTAAAGATGAAAGATATCATTATTTATACTTTAAACAAAATCCATTTATAGATGCCTATGTAGAGAAGTTAGCTCAATTAAATCAAAATCAATCGGATATCATTCTCAATGTAATTAAACTAAAAAAGAACGCGTCAAGTACCTATCCAATAGTTTATATACTATAAGTAAATGGATGATGTCTTTCAAGAAAAATCAATGAAGCTATTGGCGGATCCTCTCAAAATGCGAAAATTTCAACCCAAAACAGAAACCTATGATCGCTTACGTTCTTCTGTTGAATCCACGTTTGAGTACAAATTAACCGATGAATCGTATCAACGAATACGCTCTCATATTTATCAAGACTTAGTTCTTGATTCGGTTATGAAAGATATCATAAATCAAGTAGCTTTACGTCAAAATCCATAGGAATCTCATTATGTTTAGATTGAATCGTTTGTTTGGCTTGTTCTTTGGTAATTCCCCCTTGACTCATCAAATACAAACAAACCAAAAAAGGTGACAAGGTTTTCCCGTCATAACAAACGATTAATATATTATGAGATTCTAATTTATCACTCAGTAATTGAATAATTCGGTCTTTATTATGACGTATTAAATCAAGACTTTGATAAATTGTATCGGGTAACGGTATTCGTATATTTTGAGTGTTGCCTTCGGGAAAGTGGAATTGATAGGTGCAATTAATGATGACTTCAATCTGATTATCACTGAGAAATTGTGGTTTATACATCATATCTACATCACCAAACCATAATCCAGATACAATCTCTACATACACCATAAATTTGATTTAGGTTAAATTATTTAAACGTAATTCAAACTTACAGAGTGTTTAAGTATGGACAAATACTTTGAATCGCTAGATGAACTCTCGGAACCACAGGCTCCAGAGAAACCGCGATGTTGTGATGAATATACTAATCATATGATGAATGATGGTATGATTTCGTGTAAGATGTGTGGTAATACCGTGACTAATATTATTGAAGGAGCTGAATGGCGCTTTTACGGAGCGAGTGATTCTAAATCCAGTGATCCGACTCGGTGTGGTATGCCCGTCAATCAACTCTTACCCGAGTCTTCCGTAGGAACGTCTATCTCCTACCGAGGAGGAAACAAAAATATGTACAAGATTCGTAAATATCAACAATGGGGAGGAATGCCTTATAAAGAGAGAACCCTACTCAAAGTATTTCAGGAAATCAGCCGAGTGTGTAAATCAGAGGGTATTCCTGAAATTATTATTAAAGAAGCTCACGTCTTGTATAAGATTGTATCTACGACTAAAATTTCCCGAGGAGCCAATCGTAAAGGAATTATAGCCGCGTGTGTTTACTTTTCCTGTAAGATCAATAAGGTACCTCGCTCTACCAACGAAATAGCCTCTCTATTCAAATTACAAATCCCTGTGATGACTCGGGGTTGTAAGAAATTTCAAGAAATTATGCAATTAAACAAAGTAGATATTTCAAGAATTCATAATACCAATACAATTACCTTAGATGATTTTATTGATCGCTTCTGTTCTAAATTGAATATGAGTAAAGAAGATGTTACGAATATCAAACATATATCCTACCTATGTCAAGTATACAATCTAGTCAATGATAACACACCACCGTCTATGGCGGCTGGATGTATTTACTTGTATATCAAACAAGGTGGATTTGACATCAATAAAAAGGAGATCTCTGAAATCAGTAAGATATCAGAAGTCACGATTAACAAATGTTTTAAAAAATTGGAATCTCATTCTGAGAAATTGTTAGTTTAAAGAGGAACAAAGTTCTTGATTATGAAATACAGTACAGCGACAACCAAGGCTTTTACGATGACTGCTTGGAAATTCAAGGTTCCGGCTTCACTCAAAAAGTAAGTCATATCATTCATACGAAACAATCCATCTACCATACTCGTATTGACAAGTACAGACAACACAATGATAGATACAATATTTTTCCAATCACCTTGAATCTTGTCTAAGATAGATTCACTTTCTTTCTTTTTTTGCATTTGTTGCATCTGTTGTTGTTGCATCATCTGTTGTTGCATCATTTGTTGCTGACGCTGAGCCAACATAGCCTTGTGTTGATCCGGAGTCATTTGTTGAGGAGCGCCTCCACCCTGAGGCAAATTGGGTTGTTGAGCTTGCTGAGGTGCTTGTTGCGGTGCCTGTTGAGGTCTTGAATTATTCAAATCATTCAAGATAGAATCTACCAAGCGTGAATCATCTTGGCTCATTTGACTTGTTCCCAAGTTGCTGATGGGTGTTCCTTGCGACATTTATGATACAGATACTTAAAAAAATAGATATGAATAAACGTATTTACCAAGGTCTAGTTACTCAGTCTTCTTACAAAGTTCTGTCCGAGGGACGAGTTATATAGACAAAGCCGATGCCTAAAGTGAGGAGTCCAAATAAAACAGTGAAATTGGGATCTAAGTCCATTTGTTTTAAATCAGTCATTATGTATTAAAACTAGATAAAAACCTAGTTTGAATAAACTAAAAAAAATATCTACTAACGTATAATGGATTTTGGAGAACTTCGCCAACAACAACAGGAGTCAGCTAGATTAATGACGTATCAAAGCTCTAGTTACAATTTTGAACGTCGGGAAAGAAAAACAGTAATCTTAGATGTAGCCGATACAGCTTCCGCGAGTCCTCTGAGTTCCGCTACAGAATTTTCTGTTAATTTTTTGGAACCTCTACTCATTGATAGATTATCGGATGTTTATATTGATTCGGTATTAACTCACAATTCACTTGTATGTCACGATGGAAGTAAAATGGCCTTTTCATTAACAATCAACGAATTTAATATTAATTCCAATAGTGCCTCTACAGCAAGTAATCAACACTTATTCAACCGAATCTTAATACCCAATGATCATTCCACCATTGATGATGTTAATAGTTGTGTTGTTCACAAAGGTAAAAAAATGAATTATGTCTGTAGCTTAAATCCATGTCGTATCGGTAGGTTATCTGGAAAAGTGACCGATTTAGCCGGTAATTCTATGTTTTCACAACATACTAATCCAGCAGGATCACCTGACGGAGGGATTATTCATTATATTAAACTTGATACAGCGTTGACCTCCTTTACTCCCGCGGGTAGCCCAGTTTCCTTTATAAGCGGGACTACGGCCATCCCCGATGCAAGTGGAACTTTCACCACGGCTTTCCCTATGGACAAGGACGCAGTTGAGTTGTATTTTTATTCTGCAGGCCACACAGTGGACGCCTCAGGTCCAGATGCACTCAATACTCCTACGGTTACGGTTGGCACTCAATCGGGTATAGCTACCACCGACAACACGTATCGTCAAGGGGATTTCCCTCGTATGATTGTTGAATTTGTTGTTATCTCTAGAGATTAATCTTCATCACTATCCAATAAATAACCTTTGATTGGAGCTTGCACCGTAAAGACAGGCTTCCTAGGTCCTCGTTTTCTTGAATTGATTCGTCTTTGCACTTCTTCATTACCAACTTTACGATAATGAACTACATCCGCCCAAAATTGAATAATAGAGGGCACTATCGACAACCACCACGATACATCTCGTCTTACCAAGGTACATTCATAGCGCTTTATATGCCACCATTTTACTTCGTGTAATAATTGGTCGCTCGTCAAAGAAGCCAATACCTCGCGTTTCCAATCTAACAATACATTCAACGAAGCTAACCAAGGAGAATACTTATATTCAATCGTATCGTTTTCTTTATAGGCTATCACCAATCCCTTGGGATATCCATTTTTTGTGTATCCGTGTTGAATACCATATGTTACTAAACAATCGGCTTCATATTCAGTGACATCCGCATATTCCTCTAGTTTCACTTGAAAGAAATCACATTCATCCAAGTCACACACCTCTAATTGACCTTGCATCTGCATCCAATAATGACGAGGGACTTCGTGGGTAAAGTTACGTTTGGGAGGACACTTGATTTCCAACATACGACCCTCATATCCATTGGGAGATCCAATATCACAAATCCCATCGGGAGAAGCCCCAAATACCGATAGCTTGGGGTGAGGTATGAGTCCAAATTCAACGATACTTACTCCATATAAATGTTCATAATAACGAGTGGCTACCGGTTCATATTTAACACCCCATTGCATAATATCTTGAGAAGCCTTGGAAATCTCGGGTTTTTGGCTTGTCGTTTTACTCATCAACAATCCATCTCGCGTTTGAAAGTGACCCTTACCCAGTGCATCGGCCAAAGAACTTGCGGTCAATAAATTTTCTCGTATTTGATACCATTCAGGAGAACGTTGTTCCGGTAATTCCAAGGCCTTTAGTTGAAGCATATTTTCGTGTAGAATCTGTCTTCGTGACTGTAATTTAATGATATGTTCTAACGAGGTTGTAAACCATTGGTCTACAAATAAATCCATATAATACGAATGATCGCTATCCAGTTGTATTTCAGTTTTACAACGCTGTTTATAGTCTTGTTTGACACGATCCATCGCTACATTAGATAAATTTCTAGTGACCGATAATTCAGTTAATGTTTTCTCTAACTCTTCTGTGTTAGAGGTAAAGAAAGATTCAATCAAATCAGCTTTAGTTTGTTCCATACTGTACTACTAGTAGGACTTAGTTTTTTAAGTATCAATCAAATTTATCTAGGGGATAACTACATCTAGGGGATAACTACTGCGATCATAAAACAAACCCGGTGCCATATACGGTTGTGTGTATTCCGTAGCAGTAGAATTGTGATAGGAGATACATCTCTGACCATCTAATTGTTCACAATAGGATGGGGATTCAATGGTAGGTTGTTCCGGGGTAAAGTACATTTCAAGATATCCTGTAATACCCTTTGTATCATAATTATCCTGAGACGCTTTGGTAAAGTTGGCTGGAAAGTAATTTCTCAATACATTACTCACCGTCAAAACTTCTTCTAATTTATAATTCTTGCTATCCATCTGTCTCGCATCTACCGAAATCAGAGCATCTTGAGACCGATAGGTATCGTCTAATAAGGAACGAACATTCTCCGAAAAGTTATTCTCATTTAACAAAATACCGGTGTGTTGATAGACAATATCATATCGTTTTACCACGTTGGTGTTGGAGGCTGGATTGACCGAAATATAATTAATATACAACTCTTGATTCAAATCAACTACATCCAAAATAACCTTGACAGTATAATGATTATTCATAGAATGTAACGTGGCATCAATTATGTGACGAGTATTACCTAGAGAATCACGTTGTTCATAGATATTGTTGATTTCTTGAACCTTGAATAATTGATCCGTGATATTGTACGTGGCTTTGAAGATTTCATTGAGCAACTCAGTAAAGAGTTTCTTTTGAGAGACATCTATCGTATATTTCACGTACAAATTGACTTCACAAGCACCTTCTAAAGATATCTTATTTCCACTTGAATATTGCTTCAACACATCATACAATAGGTGCGACGGTTGAGCCAACCCGCTAGTATCTTTAGTTGGTGGTGCACTATTCAATTGACTCAAATAAACTAAATACACCACGACCACACAAAAAATTAATATTGCTAAGTTATTCATTATATATATGAACTAGATTATTATTCATCTTTCAATTCAAATAATTCTCTGCGATCATTGATAAACTTGGAAATAAACCGATGAGTAATATCCAATTGTTCACGACAACGAGCTCCCGTGATAATCACTTCACCGCTCATAAATATAAGTATAGTAATTCGTTTACATTGTCCATCTCCCAAACCACATCCTTTACCCGTACACATTTGAGAACATTGACAAATACCGTGATCGGTTGATTGATTGAAATAATATTTGATATTCACACCGGGATAAATACACGGTTCATAGGATGAATACATTCCGTGTTTCACGATTTCACGGTGAATGACATCTCGTTTCACACGATAGCCTAGAGAAAAGTCACTGTTAATCATCACTGTGTCAAAGGGCTTTGTTTCAATTTGAGTATGAGTTAAAATCTTAGAATCGGTTGATAAATCTGTTTTGACTAAATACGGGATCAACATTGAGAGAACTTTATCACCGTGAGTCTCGTACTTTAATCCAGTCATTTGAATCTTCCCATTATTGAATAATTTGACATTCACGGATTTTTCACACATCACGTGAAGAGTCACCTGATTAAAGAATGATTTTTGCTTTTTAGGAATACGGGATTTACGTTTTGCTTTCTTAGATGTTCCCTTGGTTTCTGAACCGTGTTGTAAATAAGTAATTAACTCATTCGGTTGTATTTCCTGATATAAATTGGATAAATTGATATCAGAATTAATAGATGAAATGGCGGTCATCGTGGAAATGCGTAGTTGATTCATAGTTTAACTAGCGTTAAGTGATGCGTAGCCTTTAAGTGGTAAAATCAAATTTAATGCGTTTGCTTAATCAATTCTTCAGTATAGCGAATATATCTCAATAATCGCGATTTAGTCATATATTTATCTATATGTGTTGTTAATCTTTGTAAGGATACATCTGGATTCAAAAAACGATAATGTAAATACAACATACACCAAGCGATACACGCACCGGTGTACACATCTAATCTAGTTTGTAATCCTCGTTTAGGTTCGTATTGTTTGGGAGGAATATAACGATAACCCCGAAAATGTGTACTTACAAATTGTTTGACTCTTTCTGAAACTCGTACATAGCCCGTAGGGATATCTTCTAATTCACTCATAGAAGAATAGTTCCCGTGAGGTTCAAATAACTCAATGGTCTTTTGTTTGAGATCCAATAAAAGGACATTGGCGTGAGCCCCTATACTCGGAACCAATATGTGAATCGGTATCGGTAAAAAACGATATTTCTTACATTTCCGAATACTTTGTTTGAATTGTTTCATAGATACGGCTTCATTGTAGGGTTTAATCGGTAGGGTGTTTTGTTGACTATTGAATCCAGTAACTAACATAGTGATTAATCCTAATTTATCCGAATCCACTACACACACCCTAGACCGTATTACCGGATCGCGTGCAACCAATTGTTCAACAAATAAAAATAACGTAGACCAATTCTGAAAATGATATTCCACGTCTCCTTCACTCGCTTTGGCTCCTAAGCTACGTTTATCTGCCAAGGGAACATTTTGAATCTTAGAAGTAGCTTTTCGCTTTGTTTTTCGTTTTGTTTTTCGTTTTGTTTTGAATACCATATAGTAGAGTAGATTATTTATTCTTTCTTTACAATGGTTGGTTCGGTTGACTGTTCAGAACACGTGGTTTCTCCGGTAACAATTTCTTTCGGAGCAGGACAATCCGAACATTCGCTAACTTGCTTTGCTGGTGGAGCCCCCATAACCTGCATCATTTTCATCAGATCCATATTACCAAATTCTTCTTCATCCGAGACTTCATCCTCATCTTCATCCTCATCTACCAACTGCTGAACGACACGATCGCGATTCATATCATCCGATGGACAGTACATAAATGTCAAACATTCCATTGCATCTCGGAGTGTATCGCGATCCATTGTAAAGCAATAGCCCCCTTGGATCATCTTCAACACAACCTCAACCATACCCTCATAATCCTCAACTGTTTCCCCCGATTGTTTCACAAAATTATGAATCGTATCATACAATTCATCTGAAGTCACTTTCTTCAAACTAATCATTATACTGGATGGAATATATAAATCTTTTAAAACGAACGCATCAATACTGATTGGAAAATATATCATTCAATACTTTCATTGAAGGTCGGAATCCGTGTTGTGTATCCAACAAATCCATACAAAACTTCTTTGTCATTTGTTTAGATTCCACCGCCGATTGATACGATTTAACCACGTCAATTTGTTCTTGTGTATATTTCTTTGATGAACTAGGATTACTCTCCACAAATTCATAGCTTAATACGCGTCCGACCGAAGTTTCTGTCCATCCATCAATACGTAATCCACCGTAAGTCACCTTACTATGACATTCTTTACACAAGGGTACTAAATTATGATGTTTATTTTTATGATGATGATCAATGACATTGTGTTGATTCGCTAAACATTGTTCTTTAATATGATGTGTTTCTTGGGCTTGAGAACCACATACTTTGCATTCATCCATAAATATTTCAGGGTGATAACAGGATGTCTTTGAATTGAGTAATTCAGACGATTCAGTTAGTTGATGAAGGATTTCATTGGACTTGGCTATAAATTCTACAGGTAATCCCATCGCCTCACACACCTTGAGTCCATAAATCGCTGGACCGGGTCCTTCGCTCAGCTTACGATTATACTTCAAAATACCACCTTCATACACTATCTTCAAATGATAAATACGAAGCGTGGTTAATTCAGATAAACTAGACAGTTCATTTAATTGATGAAGATGAGAGGTTATCATAAAACTAGCTCGTTTACGAGACAACCACTCCAAGCTTGAGGATACAATCGATAATGCAGACAATGTTTCGGTTCCAGAACACAATTCATCGCCTAGGATAAGAGAGTTTTCATTCGCTAATTGAAAAATAGAACGCAATTCCATCATTTCCACGGCAAAGGTTGATTGAGACCGAAATAAATTATCATTATTAAGGATACGAGTAAATATCTGAGTGTAGGGTTTGTAGGAAAAGGATGAGCAAGGTACATAGAGACCCGCCTGAGCCAATATCACAGCGAGTCCCAATGATTTCATCAGAGTGGATTTACCACAGGCATTGGTCCCAAACAATAAAATACCCTCTTGAGATGAACCATCCACTCCCAATTCAACATCATTAGGAACATATTCCGTTGTATCACTTATAATTTCAACTATAGGATGACGAATGTCTTTTGCTGCAAAACAGCTCTTGGAGTTCTCCCGAAACGTGGGCCTACAATACGAACGTTCAATGGCTATCTTTGCACCAGAACACGATACATCTATATCAGCCAACAATCTATGAAACTTTTGTAGAGTTGAACCATATTGGTGATAAAGAGTTTCCATAGTTTGATTCCAATAGTGTTGATTCAATTGTTTCAGCTTATCCCCGACACCATCTAACTCCTGAGTCAATTGTTTGATTTCTGGGGATTCAATATAGGCGTTGGATTTATCTTTGGATCTGAAAGTAAAATCACCCGTATTGATTTCATAAATTATCTCATCCTTGTGTCGCACATTCACACAATGATTCGGAAAATTCTGAAACCTCGTACGTAGAATTTCAGAACGTTTTTTAGTACAATAGAGTGAATGTCCTTCTCTGTCATTGTTTACCACCTTACAGGCATTCGGAGCCTCAATGATTCCATTGAGACGCGTTTGAATACACTGAAGATGTTCTGTCGCTCGTATCCGTGTTTCCTCTATCGCATCTAACTCAGGGTAAACTCCGGATTCAAAGTATGATTTCGGTAGAGATTGATTGAGTGTAAAATGATGGAATTGAAAGGTTTGTTTGATTTGTTTCCAAAACTTACGATACTCATCTATCAAACATTGTTCA